GAACGATAAGTAACACCAATACTTACAATATTAGTTCCTGTGGTAGTTGCAGTAGCAACTTGTGTACTAGTAGAATCAATTTTTGTAACACCAAAACTCGTACTACCTACACTCAATAAATCATCATCTATATGATAAGAAATAGCTGTAATATCATAATCATTTACTTTATAATCTACTGGATACCAAAGTAACCTTCCGGTTGATCCTAGAATATTTGCATCAAATGATCCTAAACGATAAACACTTTCTATTGTTCCATACTGATTGAGATATATGTCAGAATTATTATGGACTAAATCAATAACCTGAAGTTGTCTGTGTTGGATATATCTCCTATCCTTCACAAAAGCAAAATATTTAACTGCTCTAGCAGTAGCAAGATCAAATTCCGCTGCAATACTAAACGGAGTTGATCTAGGATTACTATTAAACTGACTTGCAACATCATCTATAGAAAGAACTCTATTACCTACAGATTCATCATAGTCAAAAAGAATTCTATTGGAGAATATTATTTCATTCGAAAGTACTTTTGTTCCTACATTTAAAGAATTCTCTGTTACTAGATCAAAATCATGTACAGTATTTAAATTCCCAAACCCAACTAAATGATTTACAATTTCATATGAAGTTACATCAGTAGACAATCCAACTTCCATCGAATTTATATTCGACGAATCTAATTGCATATCAGAGAATTTTACATATCCTAAAGTATGATTTAATGTACTTACAGGATCATCCCAAGTATCAATAGATATTTTGGATCTTAAGGAATATGAGAAATTCTGATAATACCAACTATCCTGTATTCTTTGCATGTTGTAATTACATACACCAGAATCAGTTTCCCAACCCTTTTCTACTTGAGAATAAGGACCTAATTTAAAATCAGAATTATATGATGTTATAGAAGAAGCAATTCCTCTCGTTCCAGATGTTTTACCTGTAATAATATCATCAATTTCAAAATCATCTCCAGAAGATATTTTTAATATTCCTAATTTCTTATTCCAAGATTCAACAGTACCAACATCAGAACCAGATGTAACTGTTTCTCCCTTAAGAAAATCACTTATACCCAATTTAACATTAAATATTGGGAAATATTTCTCTGGTATTATCCTTCCTACAGAGTTAGTTGCATCAAATTGTCCAGGAGTTACTGCAGGGTTTAAATCTTTATAATAATTATAAAGACTGAAAGTAACAATTCCAAGACCACCAATATTAGAATCAACTTCTGTTAATTCGAATAATTTATAATCATATGCATCTGAATTATAACCTCTTGCCGTTGTACCAACACCAACACTAACATTTTCGATTAATACTTTATCTCCAACAGAGAATGGGAAACTGCCTTCAGTACTAAATCCAACAGATAAAGTAACTGCTACATCTTTAGTGGTAGTATTAAACCCAACTGTATGAATTCCAACTCCATTTGTATTCTGTGTTGGAATAATAGTTGGTGGAACATTACTAATACCTTTAGATTCTCTAAGAATAGTTACATTAGAATCTCCTAGTGTATATTCAAGTTTAATATCTTTATCTTCTATATTAGTTACTCCATCAAATACTAAAAGTGTAGGAGCTACGGCATATCCTCTTCCGACAGAAGATATTCCAATAAAATCAATTTTTGCTAATTTATCAATAGTAACAATCTGAGGTAATGCAACACTTGGTCTTAATGTATTATCTGAAGGGAAATTATATCCAATATCTTTAATTTTTGTCTTCTTAATTCCTCCTATTGTTTTACTAGAAGCCTCAAGAACAGCATTAACACCATAACCAGAAACAATAGTAGAAATTCCTGGAAGAGAATAATAATTTTCTCCACCATCAAATATTTCAATTTGTGCTACAGGTCCAAATGCTGTAGGTGAAGAAGTTGTATATTTAAGAACAGAATCTGTTGAAATATAAGATCCTTTTTCAGGTATTTTTGGAATAGTATAAGTAAAGGAATTTGTTGCTCCTACAGAGATAGATTGTTTTCCGTTATAATCACTTTCTATAGAATGTATCTCATTTGCATTAATGACTTCATCATTTCTAACAATTTGTTCTTTAACAGGAGGAAGAGTTCCTTCATATAAAGGATCAAGAGTGTAATATAAATCTTTGGGTATATCATTATTAACAGTTACTGTAACTTTTGCATTCGAATCAACACCTGCACTGCCAGTTCGTATAACATTAAAATTAGTAGTAAGTTCATTAGTATCCCATACTTTTATGAGATTCTTATCACTATAAAGATTAAATTCAAATGCTGCATAATTTGTTCCTTGACTTATATAACCTAAAGATGAATCAGATAGATCAAAAATAGCATCTTGATTTTTATGCACCTGTAAAGGTGGATTTACTGGATTAATTGTTCCTGCAGAAGTACTAGTAATTCCAACAATAACAGGTTTTAACAAATTAGAATTATAAGAATTATTTGATAATTTTAAAGTATTATCATCAATTCTAACCACATAATATATTCCATTATTTGTTAGACCTCCACATGGAATAGATGCAGTATGAATAACCTTTTGACCCGTTACTAATCCATGATTTGCGATAGTAAGAGCATTTGTTGTGGTATTTACTCCTCCAGCAACAAAATCTTTTGGATTAACAATAATTACTCTATTATAATCATTATACTTAACAGTAAATGTTGTTGAGATATTTCCAGGACTAACATCAATATCTACAACATCATCACTTTCCAATCCATGACTACTTCCTGTGGATACTGTTACTAGATGCCTAGAAATTTCTGCAGTAATTGGAGTATAATTTGTTTTAAGACTATGCCAACTTCCTGTTCCAATTCCAGAGAATAATAGAACTGAAGATTGTGCAAATGTTGTTCCAATACCAATTATTCCACTACCTGTACTATTATATCCAACTCTAACTGTTGAAAGACCGATTAAATTATTACTAACCTTCCACGCATATAAAGTTTGTCCATCAGTTAATGTTGATATACCACCAAGACCGTCCTGAACATCTAAACCAGATCCTCTATTAGGAGAATAAGTTAATTGATCACCAGTTTCTAAACCATGATTCTTAATCCAAATTGTTTTAGTTGGAATAAAGACTTGTGTTTCTCCTGCACCAATTGGATTAGGATATCCTGGTTGTGAATAGAATTGAATCGTTGTCCCAATACCAACACCAGAAGCAGTTCCTAATGCAACTGATTCATTTGGATTAAAATAAATTTGAGTATTTACCTTACAATCATAAGTTGTTTTAAATCCAGCATTTATAATTAATTTTTTAGGATTCTCAAAAAGAACTGTAGTAACAGTATGAGATCCTCCTACTGTACCATCAACAGCTCTAAGAGCTCTTATTCTTGAGAATTCTGGTTCTATATTTAAAACCTGTATTTTTTCTGAATTTATAGTAAGAATATCATTTACTTTAATATGTGGATATTCTAGTCTTCCACGAATATCAAAATAAGTAACTATTCCAGTAACTCCATCAGTTGCAATTCCAGTAGGAGTAGATCCCACACCAATTAATGTAAAAGTATCACTTGTAATTCCTACTTTATAATCACCACCAATTTTTGAAGATGTGGTAGATAATCCAGAGACTGTTACTATATCTTTTGTTTTATATTGATGAGGACCTGCAGACCAAAGAATATATTCACCTTTTTGCATTCCAGGATAAACTTCAACACCAGATATACTACTTGTAGCAACACTTATGTTACTTAATGCTTTACCTTCTAACCAAGAAACTTTAGCACTAGCTCTATATCCATCAGTACCACTATTATCAAATATTATCTTATCTCCAACTTGATAAAGATCACCAGCAGTAGTAATTCCTAATTTATTAATACTTCCAGGATTTCCTGATTTAACATCAACAGTCTGTTTTAAATCATCAGGTATATAAACATATTCATATTCTAAATTATTAACCCCAATAAGGTTATAAAAATAAGTATTTCTAGACCATTGAGATTCATTTAACTTATATTGATCTTGATTAGAATAAGAACTAAAATTAAACTTATTCGGTGTAGATTTAAAATTCTCACCAACTAGATATGGGAATTTAGGTCTCTTATATCCAGCAAATGGTCCTGATGAATCTGCATTACCTTCTTCAATTGCTGCAAAATAAGCATAAGTTCCATTTGGATATTCTGGAGTAATACAGAACCTTCCATTATTTTCATCTAGTGTTGCTTGATCAGATACTTTAGTGTAAGTATAATCTTCAATAAAGAATCCTACTGGGAAATTATTTTGAGGTGGTCTACTTGCCTTTAAATCAACACTATACCCAGACTTCATTTGGGTTACTACTCCACCGGTATTGGTGGTATATCCATATGGACCATAAATGGGATTACCATCGTATGCCCAACCAATAATAGGTGAGTGGTCACTAGATGCAACTTCTAAACTATTAACTCTCTGTAAATCACTTTGGCCATATAAAACCTCTCCATCCTGATTAACTCCATTTACTGCTTCTCTAAGTTTTCTAGGAGCATATAAATGAGCATACTGAAGACCTCTATCAATATTAAATTGGTCTGCAATAATTCCATCATCAGTACTAAAATTATCAAGATGTCTTTGGAATAAATTTATTCTCCAATTCTGAATATCTGCTCTAAATTCTACACCTTCTCCAGGAACAAGAACATTAATACTAGTATTTGCTTGAGTATATCCCTCACCTTTTTCAATTACAGTAATAGATGCTATTGTATTATTTTCAAGAACAGGAGTAATAACTGCACCTTGTCCGTCACCATTAATTATTAAATCTGGAGGAGAATTATAATAAGTTCCAGGAGATTGAACTAATACTTCTTCAAGTGCTCCATCATTAATAATTGGTTCTAATTGTGCACCAGAACCATCAACTACAGTAATATCAGGTTGCCTATCAAAATTAATAATTTCTGAAGATCCATATCCAACCCCATTTTTAGATACATGAACAGAATCTATATGTCCTCTAATAATAGGTTGAACTCTACACTCAAAGGTATTTCCTGCTATTGAAGAAATTCCGACTTTTCCAGTTATATTGACGGTAATAGGTTGATAATTAAATGAATGAGTACCTACTCCAACAGAAGTAAAATCAATATATTGCTTCGTATCATAGAAGAAGGTTTTTATAGTATTACCTACTCCAATTTGAGATAACTTAAATCTATCATTATTAATCTTTGTTAGATAATAATCTGAACCACTAGTAAGTCCACCAAGAGCAGTTCCCTCAGCAGTATACTGAACTATTTCCCCAGAACTATAACCATGATTAGGAATCTGTATATAATCTATTGATGTATTAATTCCACTTCCTGCTTCAGTAGGAGTACTTCTCTTTTTATTAGCATAACCCGATCCACTATTAACTACATTAATATTATCAACTACAAATTTCTTTTTAAGTGCTCTAAGACTCTGCTTTCCAACACCATGCGAAGTTAAAGAAATAGTATTAATCCCAGAAAAAGCATTAGCTTCGCTAGGATAAAGTTTAACTGTAGTATTGTTTACTGGATAAACATAATATTGGGAGAAGGTAGTAATACCACCAATTGGATCCTGTCCATTAGTTTCATAAACTACTTTTTCACCATTTTTAAATTTATGATATGTATTAAATCCAATAGTATTATCTGTAAGACTAACCCATGAATAAGTTTGACCTGCATGAATATTAGCATCTGCAAAAAAGTCAACCTTATGGTCAATCAATTTCATATTTACATCAACTTTTGCTCCTGTACCATTACCTCCACTAACTGTTATAGTAGGAACTTCTTCATAATCAAAACCAGAATCAAGAAGTCTAAGTTCAGATAAAGATCCCTCTACGGCAACATATCCAGTTGCACCTGATCCCACAGTATCCTTAATATGTAAAAGTGGAGGATTAATTACATCATAATCCGATCCAGGACTAGCAACCTCAATTTCATCAATTTGACCATACTTAATAACATCACCTGATTTATAATTTAAAACTTGAACACCATTTATTAAAATTCCATTAAATCCAGGTTCCGTTGGAACTATTTCCTCATTATCATCCTTAGGAAGAGCGACTTCTCTTAAAATATTCTGTGACTGTAAAGTTTTAAATCTAAAATCATATGGTTCTATTTTACTATTTGTTACTGTTGTATCTTCTGAAAGAGTAACAAAAGTTTCATCAGAAAGATTTGTTCTACTGGTAGCAAGTTTAATTTTAGAGTTGTTTACTCTGTATACAAAATAAAGACCTTCAGTAAATAAAGCAGGTCCATCAACTACTCTACTTTTAGCATTTCCAAAAGAATCAAAATATTCTTCGCTAATTCTTTCTGGAGAATAATAAATTGCATCGCCAGTATAGAATCCATGGTCTTCAGTTAATGGGTTAATTAAAAATTCAGATCCAACAAATGTTCCAGAAAATGTAACTGTTTGACCATATACATCAAGTGGCTGAGCATTATAAGAAGGAATAGACGCAGAAGCAATTAAATAATCATCCCCTGATTTATAAACATTTTGTACATTAGTGGAATAAATTATAGAATCTGGAAAATTATTAGATTCTGTCTTTAAAATAAGTCTCTTAATTTCGTAGGCATTTTCAGGTTGACCACTAAGTTCTCCTTGGCCTTTAATTTCAATCTTTTTACTAGAAGCAATTTTAATTACAGTAGATGTCTCTCTTACACCTCCATCTAATATAATCGATGCCTTATCACCTACTCTGAAACAATGATCTACATTTAATTCAAGTTGATATGTCCAATCAGCACTATCAATTAAACTTATAGATTTAACTTTATAAATTGGAGCAATATTATAGAACCAATTTTTTCCTTTAAAACTACCATCAGAAACACCTAAAGTTTTAATCTGTGCTGTATCACCTTTTTGGTAATTTAAAGCATCAGAAGGAGGTTCAAATTTTTCTAGTACTGCACCCAGTCTAACCTTGATATTTTTAGTACTGTCTACAAAAGAACTTCCATAAACATACGTATTAATTCCAATATTAGATGCATTTAAAATTGTTCCATCTACATTAGAACAATCAAAAAATTGAGTTAAGTTTTTAGAAGTATAAGAAACAACTCCAGTTGTCCCATCACTATAAGGTACATACAATTCACCCATTGTTGGGAATCCAACTGTTGAGTCTACATCAATATAAGTTGTACCTGTAGATACTTGACCAATTACTCTAGTCTTAGAATGAGTTTTAAATTCACCGTAAATAGATCCATCAACTCGTGCATCTCTATCGTATCCAGCATCTATACTAAGTTTATAAAAAGTTTGACCAATTCCAGTATCTCCTGTATTAATAGGTTCTACTGAAGTAATAGGAGCATATGCTTTTGTATAATCACCATACTTATAAGCATCTTGGAACAAAGTAGACTGCTCCAGATCAACTGGGTTTCCTTCTCCCTCAATAGATTCTACTACAAAATCTTTTGTAATCCTATAATTTGCATTAGAAGGAGTAAAAAGAAAATCTCTAGGTCTAATAATTCTTACATCTTCATTATATAATGCTCTAAATAAGATCTCAAAAGATCTATCTGTACCCTTACTTAAATAAAAATCTTTTGATTGTTTGATAAAAAGATCTTGATTTAAATCTTTATGTAATGGTCTATTCTCTAATCCTGGTAATAACTGATGTTTTGTTTTGAGTAAAAACTCCTTAAGAAACAAACAACTTAAATTCTTTATCTGAGACCCCGCTGTATGCGTCTCAGAGGTGCTTGTACTGAATTCTAGTACATCTGGACTATTTGCTGCTTTATATGACGTTATACCGCAAAATCCACGCACACAACCAGTAAAACATGTAGTTGCTGTACCAGTGTATGTAATAATTTCATTATCGATTTTTAGCAATCCATAGGATGATGGATATCCATCAGTTCCTGTTGGATTCTGAACCATATCAACAGGAATAATATCAGTTAAAGAATCTATAGCAGTAGATAATCCAACTGCTTCTGTTAGATTAGTTTGCTCAGAAACTTTTACATATTGATCAATATTTTGAATTAAATCAATAGGACCACCTTGATACTCTTGCCCAAGATAATATTGATTTAAAAAATCAGAAACTAAAGGAAACTCAGTCTTCGTAAAAGCAGGAAGCTGGTTCTGTACAATATTACTGAATTGTATTCTCTTTTCTGCCATCTTAAGATCTTACTAAGTTCCCGTTTGAATAACTTGAGGTAACAACATAATTAGATGCTGCTGGATCCAATCCCGATGAAATTTCGTCCACCACTGTTTCAAAATTACTTGTACTTATATCTAGTTGCAAATATAAATCCTGTAATCCAACCACGTCATTAGATGAAGGACATGCCGATAATTCAAGAATGGTTTGACCATCTTTTATTTTTCCAGATACAATATTAATAGGATTAAGAGTTATAATCCCATTTTCATAGTCAATTGTTCCAACATTTCTTCTAACGACGGTTGGGGTCGTTGATGACGCATTAGGAACGGTGAATAAGAAAAGAGAACCATTAGTTCTATTTGTATTAGGAATATCAGAAATATAGACATCATCAGACATTCCACTTACTTTAAAAGCAGAAGATTTAATATTATATCCATCCATACTCTTAATATGGAATTTATTACCAAAACCAATCGAATATTCAGCAAAAGAATTTAAAACAACTCTTAAATCCCTTCTTATAGCAACTGTGGTAATATTTGACGTTACCGCTTCATCACTTTGATCAATAATATTCAAAAACTTACTATATTTAAATCTTGCACCGTACTTATTCATATCAGAAGATTCTGAATATTTATTTGCATTATTCTGAACAATACTCGATACAGATGCGGCACTTACTGCTAAATTGCTGTTATAATAGATTTTTGAGTCAACTTCAATATACAAATACTTCAAATCAAGGATTTCTGGGACAATTCCCGCTACAGCATACTTCTTTAACCTCATTCTGATATTTTCCTTGATCAAATTAGGAAGAAAATCACCAGTTTTGGGTTTAATGCTGATAAAAACCTTTCCATATTGCGGAGGAATCAATTCTTCACCCCCAAAAACGGAAATTGACTCTGTTTCTGGGTAAATTTTTGCTGGAATTAACGTTTCATAGTCATTTGCGGTTAATGCACGGTTTTGAGAGGCATAAATTCGAGGTGCAAACTTTTTAATTGAATCTACAGACTCAATAGTTTCACCACCCTTTGCACTTACATCAACATTGACCAAAGAAATGCCAGAAGTTACACTATAAGTTATCGCATTCCGAGTATATGAAAGAACTCCTGAAAATTCAAAGGAACTAGTCCCATTTGCACTATCACCATTAGTTACAATATAATTGGCAGTGATAAAATTGCCTTCCTCAAGTGCTTTTCCAAAAATACCATCACCAAAGATTAATTGATACCTTTCATCCTCTACTTCTTGAAGATAATAAACTTTTGAGTCAGAATCAATGTCAAAAAGACTATTTTGGGAACTATAATTGACTGCATTAGTAGATTGTTCAGTTCCTTTTACAGTTACTTTAATTAAAGAGGTGTCAATACCAGAATTTGGTAAAATAAACTTCGCATTTGGTGTTCTAGAGCTATATGTGAAGTTAGATGTTAAAAGAGACCCTTGATAAATGCTAATTTCGTCAAATGAAGCAATATTATCTCTTACAGGAACGGTAATATCACTTACAATTGAAAAAACGAAGGATTGATTGCCAAAAGTTCCGGAACTTGATGCAACTGGACCCGCACTAAGGGTTATTGATGCAGGAGCAGGAACAATATTACTACAATCAACGAAAAAACTAATTGTTGCAGTTGCTGCTTTTCTAGATCTAGGAAGATATCCAATATTTCGCGCTAATGAGACCACATTTTCTCTTAAAGTGGCACTATCAATAAAAACTTCATTAGATACCATGTTGGCATTATATGAAGTAATATACGTATTATATGCTAAAAGATCAACAATTGAAGAAATGTTAGATCCTTCAAAGTCATAATCAGTAAAAGTCGAATTCGCTTTAAGATATTCTTTAAGTGACGTTTTAACCTGATCAAAATCAAGGTTGGAGAAATTAACTAATGCCATTTATCTTGTTGATTGCAATGCGAATTGTAGTTCTTGTGGAGGAACATCTGCTCCTATAATTTCATATATGATCATTACATCAAATTGATTGTTGTCAAAGTTCGGAAATGCTAGAACTTCGAGTAAATTTACCCTAGGTTCGAAGTTTTCAATAGATTGTGTAATTTCATCGACAATTTGATCTGCTGCTATCTCATCCATATTCTCAAAAAGTGATGCAGAGATGCTAGATCCGAAGTCTTCATTAAAAAATTTCTCTCCAGGAAGAGTAAATACAATATTTCTTATGGAACGAGCAATTGCATTTTCATTTTTAAGCCCAATTAGGTCATAATTCAGGGGATTAACCTGAAATGACATACTAATATCCTTAAAACCAGGACTAACTCTTTCGAGAGGCATTGAAATTTAGAATTATTAGTTATTTATTAACTATTTTTACCTATCCTTCTGCAGATGGGATCATATCATCATCATAATCCAATCCTTCGTAAAAATCATTATCATTTATCTTCTCATAAAGGTCATTTTGGACTCTTCTATCACGTTTTTTAGGTGTTGCAGCATCATTTGCGATTTCACGGAGCATTTTTTGGTGTTGATCGTTCGCTAAGTTGTCTAAAAAGTCGTTCATTTCCTTAATTTCCCGATATTTTCTATTTACACATAAAAAAAGAGCGAAAATTCGCCCTTTTCAACTATTTTCCTTGACCTCTGGGTCTTTTTTTAGCACTATTTCGAGAACTCGCGGCGTATTTTGTATGTTTACCGTTTCCTTGGCGAGTTTTTTTGGGAATTGTCTCTACGAATTGAGAAGATCCCCATGCTCCTTGTTTGGTTTTAACCGGCATCGATAATTTCCTCCGTTGTTAGGTCTTTTGGGTCAAATGGCCATGCATTTGGGTCATCTTTAAGGGCATAAAACCTATCCACATAGTCTTGTATCTTATCTGCTGCCTCTTCAGCAGTTAATCGACTATGTAGAATATCAGTTTTAAATTTAATATTATAAAGTATATCGGTCATGAATGAGGATTATAGACTTTGAGATAATAAACACCGATACAAATACCAATAATAACAATTAATCCGAGAATCGAGGCAATTTGCATAATTAGATAATTCGAGTTTTTTCGTGTCCAACCCTAATCCGAGGATCGCACCAGATTTCCCATCCCTCTTCTTTTGCATCTAAACAGAATGATACGTCTTCGCCGCACATATCTTGAACATTACCAGACTCAAAGACTTGCATCTTTGGAGCAAACCATGGATATTCGAGTTTTTCGAAGACTCCCTTCTTAATAAGTAACCAACCAAAACCAGTATAGTCTACTGTAAATGGTTTCTTACGCTTACTCATTGTCTCAACGGTTTCATGATTCATAACACCACCGTTCTTACGGAAGTCTTCTTCATCTAACCAATGAGCAACAGAAGTAGTGCTACCATCTTCTGTGGCATACCATCCGGCAGCAATTGCACGTTCCTCTAATTTTTCTTCATTAATAGATCCATCTTCATTGACAGATTCTGCAGGGACTGCCATATCACATAATTGCCAGAACTTATTAGAGTCAAAGACAATATCTGAGTCAATCCATAGTTGATAATCATACTTTAGTTTACCATCCCATGGAATTTGCTCAGGTCCTCTTAATACATTAGCACCTAAACACTTACAACGTGCAAAGTTAACCATAGAAGAATAGTCCTGGGATATCTGAATAGACATACCGTTCTGAACCATATCAAAGCATAACTGCACGAAGTTCTTCAGAAAAATGTAAGAACATCCACGACCTGGAAGACAAAATACTATTGTCTTTCCTTTCATTCTGGCTTTAATCGCATCAATGTCCCAATCAGGTTCTTTCTTTTTAGGAGCATTGGCTTTAACAGTAAATCCTTTTGCCATAGTTTCTTAATACCTTCACTTCAATTATAGACTATTATATGTATAGTGTCAATTAGTTTTTTTATATGTTCGGTTAATAAGATGGTTCTAAGTTATCATCGAATGATCCCCCAGCACCGCCACTTAATTTGTCTGCAGGGAGTTTCTCAAATGATAAGTCTTCTTCTGTATAGTCTGTCTTCATTAACCCAACCATTGCTTTGAGTTCTGCCCATTTAACATTAAACTCTTCTTCTCTTAAACACGGATATAAACATTCATTCTTTGCGTAGATATGGTAAATGGTTTCGTCCTTCATTTTTTATGGGCGATTTTTTTATATATGAAAGGTAATAAGGTCTAGAAAATTTTTTGCGGTTTTTTTATATACATCTCGAATTGTCACGTCTGTAGGTTAGGGTCTCTATCTTTTTTATATACGGGCAACGCGACGCGCACCGCTAACACACAAGGGCGCAAATCACTGTCATATAACTGTTAGAAACTCATAACCTCACTAAGTGTTATAAACCTATCATAACATAGACTGTCTTAAGTGTCAATAACTGTGCATCCACTATGTTACATAAACTCACACATAAAAAAGGACGGGAAAGTAATACTAACCCGCCCTCACAGTTAACCACACTTATCTAATTGAAATTATGACTTAGTTTATGTTACTCAGAGAGGTGTAGATTGTACCTCATAAAGATCATCCAAAACGGCAAGGATTTCATTACCATTCTTTGCACTATCTAGGAGAAAATGTGCGAAGTTAGGTGATACAAACTGTGTGTCAGAGTTAGGCATAATCAAGGAATGAAATAAGGTAGGACAAAGTAACACAAATAGTTTAGAGACTTCGTGTGCTTCGGTCTTACATAACTAGGGCAATTTAGAGGTTCCCCCTTATTACCAACTGACGGGATTTGACAGATCTTCAGTAACACTTTCTACGTGCTCATT